TCTACGGTATTGAAGTCTCAAGAACTCCTTCTTGAGAAGCTCGGTATCAAAAAATAGAGCCGAGTATCTGAAACTGAAGGAGCTTCATTCTTAATGGGTGAAGCTCCTTCTGCTAGCTAGTTATTATACCACCACTATAGAGAGAAATAATGGCAAAAGGCGATTCAGTACCAGGAACATATAGACAAGTCTCAGGACTAGGACACGTTCCGGCATATCAGGTTTCTGGTAGACCGTGGATAACGGGCTCAACAATTGCGGCCTCGGGCACACTCACGATAGAGTTTCCGAGTGTAACAAAAAACTTTACCGTTGTCAACACTAGACATCACGCTGGCATTGCTATCGAGAATACCTACACCGGCTCTCTTGCAATTTACTTTGGACCCACGCCAGAAGTTACTTGGGATGGTACAAACATTGATCAAATCACAAAAAATCATTATGTCTTTTTAGATGAACCAAATGACGCATACACATTTGATACCAAAACAACGAAAGTTCACATCACTTGTTTAGGGTATGGGAACTATTCAGGTGGTGTTCCATCGCAAACTTCAGGTGTGTCTGGCGCAGTTCGTATCGTTGCAGAGCTAACAGGAATCTCGGGAGAAGATATGTATGCACTAACTGGTTCGGGAATTGATGCTTAAGGGGTATTTAGTCATTGATGATACTATTTATTTGTGATGAAAACCCGGTCTGACTAGGAGTACCAAAATGTCGAAAATGTTACAGGAAGCGATTATAGACGCAGAGGCTTTAAAAGAAGCTGCGTTGCGCAATGCGGAACAAGTAATTATCGAGAAATATGAATCAGAAATCAAGTCAGCAGTTACGACCTTACTGGAAGCTCCCGAGGATGAACTGGGGTTAGAAGAAGAAGATCCTCTTGCCGACCCACTTGGAATGGATATGGGTATGGAGCCGGGTATGGAATCTGATGAATCGGTCGCTGACCAACTAGATCCTGCCGCAACGGATGGCGAAAACCTGTGCCCTTGTCCTGACCTGGAAGATCCTGCAAACAAAACTGTGGAGATTGACCTAGACCAGCTTGTTGCTGCCGCTGAAGCAGAAGAAGAAGCGGACGATGCGGGTGCGATGGATATGGGTTTGACTGGCGGAATGGCTCTGGAAGAAGAAATTGATTTAAACGAAGATATCCTCGCAGGTTTGATTGAGACGTTGACTGTTGATGTTGAGCCGAAGTCGGATGGATGGGCTGGAGCGACGTCTGGACAAGTTGAAGAAGCAGAAGAACAGGCGCTAGCGAAAGAGCGCGACTCCGAGCTTGCCGAGGAAAATGAAGAACTAAGAAAAAATGTAAAAGACCTCGAAGAAAAACTCACACGAGAGCTTAAGAAACATACTAAAAAAATTGATACTATTAAAGAAGAAAGAAATGAAATTAAGAATGTTGCATTGAAGATGCGGGATCATGTAAATGATGTCAATCTTCAAAATGCACGTTTACTCTATACGAATCAGGTTTTGACTGGTGACTCCTTGAATGAGCGACAAAAAAATAAAATTGTCGAAGCTATTTCAAATGCAGATTCCGTAGAGGAAGCAAAGACGATTTTCGAAACACTTCGAAGCGCAGTGGGTGGTCCTTCTAAAAGAACCCCAAAATCACTGAGTGAAGTTGTTGAACGTCGAGCTTCCACTTTGCCTCGGGCAACCAAGGCAAAATCATCCGACCCGGAAACGGATAGGATGAAACTTCTAGCAGGAATTGTTAAACAATAAGGAGGAAACAAATATGTCTGTACTACAGAAGTTGACGGAAGGGATTGTCAATCGCAGCCTTCAAAAGGATGGTGACGCTCTACTTGATAAGTGGAACCGAACTGGTCTTTTGGAGGGATTGAATTCCGACCGCACTAAAAATTCCATGGCTTGTCTCTTAGAGAATCAAGCCAAAGAGCTTCTTCGTGAAGCTTCCGCTATGTCCCAAGGGGATGTAGAAGGGTTCGCAGCTGTTGCGTTCCCGATTGTTCGCCGTGTATTCGGTGGACTCGTTGCTAACGACCTCGTTAGCGTTCAGCCCATGAGCTTGCCTTCTGGACTGATCTTTTTCCTTGATTTCACCCACACGGATTCTCGTCTGCACGAAACGGCAGCTACTTCCGTATATGGCGGTGGAGTTGTTGGTAAGGGGATTGCGTCTGGTGTTTCAGCCACGTCGGGTACCGGGTTTTATGACTTGTCGAGCGGCTATGCCTCTCCGACTGGTTCTCTTTCGCTTACCATCGCTGGCGGTGGTTCTGGTGATGCTGACCCAGCAGATATGGCTGATAATGAAATCAATGATGGTGCGACTGTCACCAATCATGCTTTCACACAGGCGGATGGCGTGGCTCTGAGCGCTCTTACTGATGGACAGAAGAAATCTCTTCGTTATGATCCTGACGTATTGGGCGATGCTGACCAAACCAAAGAGGTTACTTCGTGCATTGTTAGGCTTTCGACAGCAAACATGGCTTTGCTTAACAAAGATGGCCTTAGCGCCGCTGTGCTCAAGACCACGGCTACCGGTACCACCGACGCCGTTAACGCTTTGGGTAGTACTACTCCGGTCCGCCGTCTCTCGCATCTTGGTTATACCGATGCAAATGGGGGAATTGTAGCTTCTTCGAAAGATCAGCACGTCACAATGTATTTCCTTTCGGCTGCCGGTTCTCTGGCGTTTTCTGGAAATGTATGGCTTCATTTCGCTCGTGCCGATGCATTCACGGCTGGCGGCGCTGACGGCTCTGTTGTTGGTACTAACGGTTGGGGACTTGAAGGTCGCACTGACACGCCCGCATCTGGTCTGACCAGTACCGGGCTCAATGCAGATATCCCTGAGATTGATATCAAAGTGGATAGCATTGCTGTGACAGCCGTAACCAAGAAACTCAAGGCTAAGTGGACGCCGGAATTGGGACAGGATCTCAATGCCTACCACAACCTTGACGCTGAAGTTGAGCTTACTGGTATTCTCTCCGAGCAGATTGCTCTTGAGATTGACCAGGAAATTCTTAACGACTTGGTTCAGGGTGCTACTGCTGGTACTCGTTACTGGAGCCGCCGCCCAGGTCAATTCCTTGACCCTGTGCTTGGTACCAGTATCACCAGCGCTACTGCACCTCCCGACTTCACGGGTACGGTTTCTGAGTGGTATGAGACTCTTGTTGAGACAATCAACGACGTTTCTGCTACCATTCATCGGAAAACTCTCCGTGGTGGTGCTAACTTCCTTGTCTGCGGCCCAGAGGTTGCAAACGTTCTTGAATTCACCAGCGGCTTCCGTGCGAAGATTACCGCTGATGACGACAAGGGTGAAGTTGGTGCTGTGAATGTCGGCAGCATCTCAAAGAAGTGGGACATTTTCGTCGACCCATACTTCCTGCGGAATGTTATTCTCGTAGGTCGTAAGGGTAACAGCTTCCTTGAGAGTGGTTATGTCTACGCTCCGTATGTACCGCTTCAGGTTACTCCTACTATCTTTGGAGCCGAGGATTTCTTGCCTCGCAAAGGCGTGATGACTCGTTACGCTAAGAAGATGGTTCGACCTGACCTGTATGGTCTTGTGGTTGTAGAAAACCTCATTGGCTAATAGTTTAGCTTAGTCTAACTAATAGTTTTAATAAAGCCTCGTGTTAGTTCGCTAGCACGGGGCTTTTCTTTTGTCGAAAAACTAATTAGGTTTGAGGAATACTATCATGGCAACACCAACCTTAAGACCCACATCAAACACGAGTGTTTCGAAACTATCTGCGACGGGCACCCATGGTGACGTCGCAACGACTTTAGCATATGGAATATATTCTAGCGCAGCTTTTGTTTCTGGGGCAGTTGATCAAGTTGCTTACACTTATCAAAAATTGGGTGGCGATATTCTAGACATTGAATTAAAAGATGCTCAAGTGTATAACTCTTATGAAGAATCACTATTGGAATATTCCTACCTCGTCAACATCCACCAAGCGAAAAATATCTTAAGTAACGTTCTTGGCGGCACTACTGGTTCGTTTGATGAAGATGGTCAATTGGAAGCTGGTCATTCTCTGGCGAACACCGACGTCAACCTCCGACTACCGCGATGGGACTTTGCATACGCACGTAGAGTCGCGCAGGGAATCTCTATGGAGAAGGGGATGGGTGCGTCAGAAGTGCATTCGGCTTCTTTTTCTTTGGTAGGAAGCCAGCAGGATTATGATCTACAATCTATTATCTATAGTGCGTCTGTAGATTCTGATAATAGTGCATTTCCATATTATAATAAAGTTGGCAAAAACAAAATAGAAATCAGCAAAGTGTATTATAAAACCAAGACCGCCAGTTGGAGGTTTTTTGGATATTATGGTGGACTAAATACTGTAGGTAACTTAGGCACTTATGGACAATATGCAGACGATTCAACATTTCAAATTATTCCAGTCTGGCAAAACAAAGCACAAGCTATGGCTTATGAGGATTCAATTTATACTCGAAACTCTCAT